TATTATTTGGATCACAATTGCAGGGTGATTTTAATGGATCTATTTTCTTCGATTCTCCTACTGGCATGTACATGGATAACCTGTATCTTGACAGTGCAGGTTATACGCAATCAACGAATGATCTATATCTAAATGATTCAGACGGTGGAAAATTTTCTCGATCAACTCTTGTAAAATTTGTGACTTTTAATAATGATTCTGCAGTTGCAACAGCGACTATTGATTCAGACGGTAAAGTTAACTCGACCACTATTACGTCCGGTGGATTCTATACGTCTGCTCCGACTGTTGCGTTTTCCGCAGCACCAAGTACTTTAGTATCACAAGGAGATAGTGCTACACAGACACTTTCTTCTGGTGTCAAAGTAACCGGTGAGCTGATTAAGTATTCAGACTCTGATGGTATTCTATACATTGCACACGTCGGTGCCGATGATGGCAAGTATCATTCATTTGTAACTGGTAGAGATATTAGATTCGGTAGTACGTCAAATTCGTACATTCGAAATGTAACAGCAGTAAGTGAAGATAACAAGATGTCAGAGAACGAACAGAACGATGACTTTAGCACCGCTTCTGACGACTTCCTTGACTTTACTGAAGACAACCCATTTGGTGATCCGGAGAATAATTAATGGCTGACGATATGTTTGATTTTGGGTTTACAGCTGTCGATGAAGATGAGCTTCAGGCAGTGCAAAAGACACAGGCTCTGGCCGATGACGCAGAGCAGATGGCTACGGCTACACAGGATAAAATAGATAGATTATATAATGCAATTGTGCCACTACTCAATAATCTAAAGAAGAATCCAGAAAAGGATTATATTCTTTGGCCTAATCGTTTAGATAAAGTGGAGCAGTTTGAAGATCATTTACAGAGGATTTATAAGAGCTAATGTTTGGTACTCACTTTTACCACGAAAAAACTAGAAAATGTGTTGCAGCATTCGGTAGGCTGTTCAACAATATCTATGTTTTGCGTAAAAATAGTAGTGGTGCTGGCATTAGCCAGATCAAAGTGCCTTTAGCATATGCACCTAAAGCGAAGTATCTCGACAGAATTAGAGAAAATCCTAATCTTGACACAGATACAAAGGTAGCTTTAAAACTTCCTCGTATGTCTTTCGAGATTACGAGTATTGCATATGATACGACTCGTCAACTATCAAAATTGAATAACATACAAGGTGCTTATTCTTCAACCACTCGACAAAAACTTTTCACTGGAGTGCCATATATCTTGGCATTCCAACTCAACATATATGCAAAGTCTCAGGACGATGCATTACAAATGGTAGAACAGATTCTTCCTACTTTCAATCCTCAGTATACACTCACAATGATTCCACTGAAAGATGAATATCCTGACTATCGTGAAGATATTCCAGTGAGCATTGCTGGTGTAGGATTTACCGACGATTTTGAAGGAGAGGTTGGATCTCGTAGAACAATTATCTACACTCTTGATTTTGAAATGAGAGTTCAATTTTATGGATCAATTAGTACTTCAAATGTTATTCGTCAATCAAACGCTCGTCTTTTCGAAATTGAAGCGGGTACAGCAGATTCTGACGTACGTATTGAAACAATTCAAATCGATCCAGATCCATTATCAACTATAGGATTAGCAGACAGTGACTTCGGATTCACCACAACATTCTACGACGCAGACTCAGACTACAGATAATCAAAAGACCGATTACGAGTATTCTCGCGATACGTATTATGAACTGATAGAGAAGGGCAAAGATGCTCTTGAAGATATGGTAAACGTTGCTCGAGAATCTGAGCATCCAAGAGCCTTTGAGGTTCTCTCTGGTATGATTAAAAATATATCAGACGTCAATGATAGATTAATGGATTTGAATAAAAAGAAAAAAGAGTTAGATCAAAAAGAAGTAGTAAAACAGGTCGAAAACCAGCAGAATAACTTTTATCTGAGTACTGCAGAACTTCAAAAGATGATGACAAAAGGTGATGTAATTGATGTTGAACCAGACAAACCAGAGTTACTTAGGGAATCCTAATGTAAAACGCGATGGCGTTCAACAAGCCTGGACTCCAGAGTTATTAAAAGAATATAAGAAGTGTATGGATGATCCCATATACTTTGCTGAAAAGTATGTGAAAGTGATATCGCTTGATGCGGGTTTAGTGCCATTTCATCTATACCCTTATCAGAAGCAAATGTTTCAACATTTTAACGATAATAGGTTTAACATTGTTCTCGCTTGTCGTCAGTCGGGTAAATCAATATCAGCATGTGCCTACCTCCTCTGGTTCGCGCTGTTCCAACCAGAAAAAACTGTTGCGATTCTTGCGAACAAAGGTGCGACTGCGAGAGAAATGCTTTCCCGCATTACTCTCATGCTGGAAAACATTCCGTTCTTTCTTCAGCCCGGTACTAAAGCTCTCAATAAAGGTTCTTTGGAGTTTAGCAATAATAGTCGGATTCTTGCTGCTGCTACTTCCGGTTCCTCTATACGTGGCCTATCTGTCAGTCTTCTCTACTTAGATGAGTTTGCGTTTGTAGAAAGAGCTGCAGAGTTCTACACATCTACATATCCTGTTGTATCGTCTGGTAAAGATACGAAAGTAATTATTACTTCTACCGCAAATGGTATTGGTAATATGTTCTATAAAATATGGGAAGGTGCTGAACAGAAAATAAATGAATATCAATCGTTTCGAGTTGATTGGTGGGACGTACCAGGACGAGATGAGGATTGGAAAAAACAAACAGTAGCGAATACTTCTCAGTTACAGTTTGATCAAGAGTTCGGTAATACGTTCTTTGGCACTGGCGACACACTCATCAATGCCGAAACTCTGATGGCAATGAGAGCACAGAATCCTACTCGTACTTTAGAGGGTGGAGATCTTCTAGTTTATAAAGAACCAATAAAAGGTCATGATTATCTCATGACTGTTGATGTTAGCAAGGGAAGAGGCCAGGATTATTCTACATTTAATTTGATCGATATTAGCGTTACCCCGTTTGAACAGGTTGCTGTATATCGCAATAACACTATCTCTCCTATTCTCTTCCCTAACATTATATATAAGTATGCGAAAGTCTACAACGAAGCTTATGTGGTTGTTGAATCAAATGATCAAGGTTCTGTTGTTTGTAATGGTTTATATCATGACTTAGAATATGAGAATGTACATGTAGAATCAACAATCAAAGCGAATGCGATTGGCATTACAATGACAAGAAAAGTCAAAAGACTTGGTTGTTCAGCCATTAAAGATTTACTCGAAAATAACAAAATAAAAATAGTAGATGAAAATACTATTCTTGAAGTTTCAACCTTTGTGTCGAAAGGCCAGTCTTATGAAGCTTCGGATGGTAATCATGATGATCTCATGATGAATTTTGTCATGTTCGGTTACTTTGCATCTACACAATATTTCGGAGATATGACAGACATTGATTTAAAACAGATGCTATTTGAACAGAAGATGAAACAGATTGAAGACGATATGGTTCCTTTCGGTTATATTGATGATGGATCACAATATATTGAAAACGAAATTGAAAAACCCGGCTGGGTTGTCGAATTTGATGTAAATTAAAAAAAATATAAATACTATCGATAGTTGATGTTTCCGTATTATGTTTCATATCAATGTAAACCCAGAAGGATAAAAAAATGGCACTTTTTACACCATCAGAATCTCCTGCGGTTGTCGTAAAAGAAATTGATACCACTGGCGGCGTGCCAAATGTACAAACTTCTACCGGCGCAACTGTAGGCAATTTTAGATGGGGTCCAGTCGAGCAAAGAACTCTTATAGCCAATGAACAAGGGCTCGTAGATACTTTTGCTACTCCTGACACACTGAACACTATAGCATTCCATGACGCTTCATACTTTTTGCGTTATTCGAATTCTTTACAGGTTGTTCGTATTTTGGACTCCGACGCAGCAAATGCGACAGCAACAACAGGACAAACCTCCACTTATAACAAAGGAGCTTTGACTAATCCGGTTGTTAAAAATAAATCAAATTTCGACCAGCAACAGGGATCTTTGGATTCAGACAAGTACACGTTTGTAGCTCGTTACCCTGGTGCTTTAGGTAACTCACTTAGAGTTTCAATCTGTCCACCTTCAGTAAGCGATTCAGCTTTTGATGGTTGGTCATACAAATCATCTTTTGATGCTGCTCCAGGCACTTCAACATATGCATCAAATCGCGATGGCACAAATGACGAAGTTCATGTCGCGGTTGTCGATTTAAATGGAACACTTTCTGGAACTGCTGGTACAGTACTAGAAACTTTCCCATATGTTTCTGTTGCTAATGATGCTAAAGGTGATTTTGGACAGAACAATTACGTAGTAGACGTAATTAATGAGAGATCAAATTATATTCACATGCTTGGATTTGATTCTGATTTCAGAAATAGCGGTAACGCAGGTACATCTACAACAGCTGGTACTGCAAAAACATTCTTAGGCACGAGTAACGAAGCAATCGTTAATTTTGCCTTTGATTCAGGCGTAGATGTTCTTGGTACTGCAGTGACAACAGGACAAATCGCAACAGGCTTTGATCTTTTCGAAGACAAAGACCAAGTTGAAATTGATTTCTTGATTGCACCTGGAATGACAACACGTACAGATCAAACTACAGTGACAAATGATCTTGTTTCAATCGCAACAGCACGTAAAGATTGTATTGTTGTTAGTTCTCCTGCACGTAATGATATCGTCAATCTAACGAATGAAACTACCATTACGACAAACCTCACAACCACAATCGGCACTTTCACAAACTCTTCATACTTGGTAGTTGATGGCAACTACTTGAAAGTTTATGATAAGTACAACGACCAATACATCCAGATTCCTGCTGCATCATCTACTGCCGGTCTAATGGCCGAAACAGATAGAGTAGCTGCACCTTGGTTCTCACCAGCCGGTGCAAGACGTGGTAATTATCTTGGTGTAACGTCAATTGACTATAATCCAAACAAGACAAACAGAGATACGCTGTATAAAGCAGGCATTAATCCAATCGTTAATGTTGCTGGTCAGGGTGTTCAATTGTTTGGTGACAAGACAAGATTAAGTCGGCCTTCTGCATTTGATCGTATCAATGTACGTCGCCTATTCCTTGTTCTTGAAAGAGCAATTTCACGTGCAGCTCAAAATGTACTGTTCGAATTTAACGATGAATTCACAAGAGCTGAATTCGTCAATGTTATCGAACCAGTGCTGAGAGATGTTAAGGGTCGTCGTGGTATTACAGACTATCGCATTGTGGCTGATGAAACAGTCAACACTGCGGCAGTTATTGATCGCAACGAATTCATCGCTAACATCTTCATCAAACCTGCACGCTCGATTAACTACGTTACACTGAACTTTGTAGCTGTTAGAACCGGCGTCGACTTTGAAGAAGTCGTTGGCTCAAGCGGCGTATAAGGAGGTAAGTTATGGCACTTGGTAGCGTAGACGAATTTAAGGCAAGACTCGCCGGTGGCGGTGCTCGCGGTAACCTCTTTCAGGTGACGCTGGCAAATCCACGTGGTGAACTCGGCGTGAATATTGATGTTGACTTTGCTTCATTTATGTGTGAAGCAGCTCAATTACCTGCATCAACAGTTGGTACAATCACGATTCCGTTTCGTGGTCGTCAATTGAAAATGGCTGGTGACCGTACATTTGATGTGTGGACAACAACCATTATTAATGACACAGGATTCAAGATTCGCAACGAACTTGAGAAGTGGTCGAATGCAATTGCAAATCATGCAGATGCAGGAGGCTTACAGAATCCAGAACTTTACTTTGCTGATCTGAAAGTAGAACAGTTCGATAGAGATGAAACTGTGATTAAGTCATACACATTCCGTGATGCTTTTCCTACAGAGATCTCTGCAATTGATCTGAGCTATAGCGATACAGATACAATCGAAAGATTTACCTGTACATGGCAGTATCAGTACTGGGTATCTGACACTACTGACGGGTAGTATAGATAATAGAGAGCGGGGATAATTTCTCCGCTCTCATTAACACAAAGGAATTCTAAATGGCCGAAGAAAAAGGAATTAGATTATTTGGGTTTGAGATAAAGAGGCAGAAGGATGAAGATCCTAAAAAACTGCCCTCTATCGTTCCTGCAAGAGATGACGACGGTGCTGGCTATGTGACAGCAGCGGGTAGTCACT